TGACCGCGGTGATGAATTGCACCCGGGCGCCGATCAATGAGCGCAACAAAGCCGCGATGAAATTGGCCGACCTGGCCGCGAAGGCGAAGCCGGCCGAGGAAAAGCCCAAGGTCAACAAATTCCGCAAGGCGGGGAACGTGGTTCCTCTCAAGGCGGGCACCGGCTCATGACCTGCTACAGCACTGAACTGCGCGCGGTGAAGCGCGCCCGGCGCGAGGCGCTTGCCGCCGACCCGCCCGCCTGGCTAAGCGATTACGCCGCCGACCAGATGCGGCGCGCGGAACGCGATTCGCAGGCCTCCCGCGATCGCTGGTATGGGTCGGCAGAACAGCGCCGGGTCTACTACACCAAGGCGGTGCGGCGGCTGTGCGATCTTCGCCACCTGCTGCTGTGGGCGGCGCGCGGGGGCCCGGCGCATGGCTGACACCCCCGTGTGGACAACCGCCTGCAAGGACTGGGGCGAGCGGCTGAAGACTGGCCGCAGCATCATTCCTCCACCGCTGTTCCCCGATGAGGCGGCCTCGGCGCTCGAGACATTCAACCAGCTGAAGATCGTGGACGCGCCAGGATCGCCCACGTTCGGAGAGGCGACGGGCGACTGGGTGCAGGAGCTCGTGTCCTCGATCTTCGGCAGCTACGACCGCAGCACGGGCCGACGGCTAATCAAGGAGTGGTTTGTCCTGCTGCCGAAGAAAAACGCGAAGTCGACCGTTGCCGCCGGCATCATGCAGACCGCCCTATTGCTCAACGAGCGCATGTCTGCCGAGTTCACGGTGATTGCGCCGACGCTCGAGGTCGCGGCCAACACGTTCAAGCCGGCAAAGGACATGGTCGCGCACGACGACGACCTGACGGAGTTGCTGAAGGTACAGCCCCACCTCAAGCTCATCACGCACAAGGAAACGGGCGGCGAGTTCAAGGTGGTAGCCGCCGACGCGAATACGGTTTCGGGGAAGAAGTCCGTCGGCGTGCTGGTGGAGGAGCTGTGGCTGTTCGGGAAGATGGCAGCGGCCGCTAACATTTTCTCCGAGGCATTCGGCGGCATGGCCAGCCGGCCCGAGGGCTTCATCATCTACATCACTACGCAGTCGGACGATCCGCCGGCGGGGGAGTTCAAGAAGAAGCTGGCCTATGCGCGCGACGTGCGTGACGGCCTGATAGATGACCCCGAGTTCGTGCCCATCATCTATGAGCACCCGCCGGACATGATCCGCAGCAAGGAACATCTGCTGCTCGAAAATATGCCGATGGTGAACCCGAACTACGGGGTATCGGTCGACGAGCGATTCCTGGCGCGCGAGCACCGCAAGGCCAGCGAGGGTGGCCCGGACTCGTTCCGCCTGTTCATGGCCAAGCATGGCAATGTAGAGGTAGGGCAGGTGCTGCGCGCGGACCGCTGGCCGGGCGCTGAATTCTGGGAGCAGCAGGGCCGCCCGAAAATGACACTGGAGGAGCTGCTGCAGCGCAGCGAGGTCGTGACGATCGGCGGCGACGGCGGCGGCCTGGACGACTTGCTAGGCCTCACGCTGTGCGGGCGCTGCCGGACCACGCGCAAGTGGCTGACCTGGTCGCGCGCCTGGGCGCATCCTTCCGTGTTGACGCGGAATAAGCAGTTCGAAACCCTGTTCCGCGATTACGAGGCCGCGGGAGACCTGGTGCTGGTGGAGCACATAGGCGACGACGTCACCCAGTTCGCGGAGCTGTGCGCGCGGGTCTACCAGGCAGAGCTGCTGGATTTCATCGGCCTCGACCCGCACGGCATCGGCGCCATCATGGACGCGCTGATGGTTGCGGGGATTCCGGCGGAGAAAATCACCGGTATTTCCCAGGGCTGGAAATTGAGTGCGGCGATTACCACAGCAGAGCGCAAGCTAGCCGAGGGCGTAATGGAGCACTGCGCGCAGCCGCTCATGGCCTGGTGCGTGGGAAATGCGCGCGTCGCGCCGACGGGAAATGCCAAGCTCGTGACCAAGCAGGCCAGTAGCGAGGGGAAGATTGACCCGCTGATGGCGCTCTATAATGCCGTCGAGCTGATGGCGCGTAATCCAGAGGCCGCGCAGAAAGAATATGCGTTGCATGTCTGGTAGAAACAGGACGTATACTATGGCGATGAACAAGCAAATTGCTTATGCCGGCATAACTATCAAGTCGTACAACGATGAGTTGCGCGAGTTTGAGGGCTTGGCGTCGCACGTCTCTCCTGACAAAGTCGGCGATGTGGTCGAGCCGCTGGGAGGCCAGTTCACCCTACCCCTACCGTTTCTGTCGAAGCATCGCCACGACAGCCCGGTAGGGAGTATTTTCTGGGCGCAGCCTACCGCAGACGGAATCCGCGTAAAAGGCCGCATCCCCAAGGTCGACGAGCCGGGCGCGTTCAAGGACCGCGTAGACGAGGCATGGCACGAGATCAAGTACCTCCGCGACACGATGGGCCTGAGTATCGGATTCAGCGCGCTCGAATACTCCATGCTGCCCTCGGGCGGCATGCACTTTCAGAAATGGCGCTGGGACGAACTCAGCCTGGTGACAGTGCCTTGCCACGGCAAGGCGACAATCTCTCAGATCAAATCCGCTTTTGCGGCGCGGAGTGGGGAGCCCGGCGCGACAGTCGAAACGCCCCCCGCGAACGCCGCAACGGCAACACCCCCCGCCCGCGATGAGGGCAAAGCAACCACAGTAGTAACCCTCGCGCAAGCGAAAGGAAGTGATATGAAACTCGCAGAATCCCTCAAGGGCTATCAAGATGCCCACGCCGCGAAGGTCGCGGAACGCCTGCAGACCGTGCAGAAGTCCGTCGACTCGGGCCGCACCGCCGACGCCGCCGAACTCGAAACTATCAGCACTCTGAATGAGGAGATCGAGTCGCTTGCGGCTCAAATCACCCTCGTTAAGGGCCTGGTCGACGCGGACATTGCGACCGCTGCACCCGTGACCGGCACCAAGGAAATGCCCCCAGCCCGCGGCCCCGCCGTGCCTGTGGCGGCGCCCCGCGCCGAAAAGGGCTTGGCCATGGCCCAGCTGGTTCGCCTGAAGTTCCAGTCCGGCGGCAATCCGTTCTATGCGGCCCAGCTGGTGGAGTCGCAGAAGCAGTCGCTCGACCCCCGCGTGGTCGACGTGGTGAAGGCGGCCGTTCCCGCAGCTCAGACCGGCAACGCGGCCTGGGCGGGCAACCTGGTGACGCAAGGCGGCGTGATCGGCGATTTCGTCGAGTTCCTGCGTCCTATGACGCTGGTGGGGCGTATCCCCGGCTTGCGCAACGTCCCGTTTAACGTGCCTCTGGTGGGTCAGACCTCCGGTGGCGCGGGCTACTGGGTGGGCGAAGGCCAGGCCAAGCCGCTGACCCAATGGGCGTACGGCACGAACATTCTGCAGCCTCTCAAGGTTGCGAATATCGCCGTTATCACCAAGGAGCTGCTGCAGCGCGCCTCCGTTGCCGCGGACACGATGATTCGTGACCAGCTGGTGGCCGCCCTGCAAGAGCGCCTGGATATCGACTTCGTCGACCCAGCAAAGGCCGCTGTCGCCGGCGTGTCTCCTGCTTCGGTCACCAACGGCGTCACCGGTATCCCATCCTCGGGCAATGATGCGGCGGCCATTCGCGCCGATATCGCGGCGCTGATGGGCGGCTTCCTGGCGGCAAACAACGTCCCCTCGACCGGCGTGTACATCATGCGCTCGTCGACGGCGCTGATGCTGTCAATGATGCAGAACCCGCTGGGCCAGACTGAGTTCCCCGGTATCGGCATGCGCGGCGGCGAGTTCATGGGACTGCCTGCCCTGGTCTCCGACTACGCTCCGGCGAACACGGTGATTCTGATGAACGCCAGCGATATCTACTTTGCGGATGAAGGCGGCTTCAGCGTGGACATGTCCACCGAAGCGTCGCTGCAGATGGACAACGCGCCTACGCAGAACAGCACCACGCCTACCCCGGCGACGAATATGGTGTCGATGTTCCAGACGAACAGCGTGGCCTTCCTGGCCGAACGCCATCTGAACTGGGCCAAGCGCCGTCCCGGCGCCGTCCAGATGCTGACCGGCGTCAACTGGGGCCAGCCTGAGGTCGGCGGTGGCGGCTAAACGTTGACCGAGTACGGGGGCTTCGGCCCCCGTAGTTCAT